TACAGATGCTGAAACATCTTTAGTAGTTGATAGTGCTAATGCTTTCAAATTCATCGTAGATGATATTGAAACAAATATGTCACATGTCAACTTTAAAGAAGTTGCTTCAAGCTCTGCTGCATATGCTCTTAAAGATGCGTATGATGCTGCTGTGTTAGTTACTATGTTTGCAGGTTTATCTGCTTCATCACCTAACCACGTGTTAGGTTCTGATAGTGCTGTTGATTTAGCAGCAGGAACTTTTGATGGCACAGGTGGACTAGACATTGGTTTTGGTTCTAGCGAACACGACCCTCTAGACCTTATGGGTAGAATGTCAAGACTATTAGACGAACAAAACGTACCTGAAGAAGGTCGTTGGTTTGTTGCAAGTCCTGATTTCTATGAAGTATTAGGACAATCTAGTTCTAAATTGTTATCTGTCGACTATAATGGTGGACAAGGTTCAATTAGAAACGGATTAGTTTCTAGTGGAAAGCTTCGTGGATTTGAAATGTACAAGTCAAATAACATTGCTGCTGCATCTAATGCTGCAGGAAAATGTTTGGCAGGTCACATGTCTTCTACTGCTACTGCTAACACAATTCTATCAACAGAAGTGTTGAGAGACCCAACATCGTTTGGGGACATTGTGAGAGGACTTCATGTTTATGGTGCGAAAGTACTTAGAGACGAAGCCCTTGTTGGTGCATTCTACGGAATAGACTAACAATTAAAACTTGGGGGAGTCTTCGGACTCCTCCTCTTTGTTTAACTCATAAAGTTTATAGGAGTAAATAATATGACAATCGAAAATATAAGAGATACTGGACGTAACTCAGCAAGAACAGTTGATGTTCGAGTATTAGCTGAGAAAATTCAGAAACCTTCAGACGTTGAAGTAGTAGTTGCAACTAATGTAATTACTGCAGCAGAGTCAGGCACTCGCTTTGTTATGAACATAGCAGCCGCTAAAGTCTCAACTCTTCCTCTGCCCGCAGCAGGATTAGAGTTTTGGTTTTACGTTGGAGGAACAGTTCCGACAGGTACTCATACAATAGTTACCACATCAAGTGCTAATATTATTGTAGGTAGTATATCGTCAGCAGAAGATGCAGCAGGAAGTGTAGCATTTGTTGAAGACGCAGATACTATATCATTAGTAGCTAATAAAGCCCTTCATGGAGATTTTGTCCATGTATGGTGTGATGGCACTAATTGGTATCTGAATGGACACTGTAAAGTTCAAGACGCTATTACAACAACTCAAGTGGGTTAGTAATACAGTCTAGGAATTAACTAGTACCGATTCGTAAGTGGGAAAGGAATTTTAGATTCACTTCCCCCTTACACTTTAATTAAAAAAAAGGAAAACAAATGTACGGACAAGATAAAAAGAAAAAAATGATGGATGGTGGTAAAGCTAAAAAGAAAATGATGAATGGTGGTAGAGCTGCATATAGTGCAGGTGGAGACGCTATGCCTAAAGCAAAGCCTTGTTAATATGAAAGGTGTAGCACATTACAAAAAAGATGGAACTGAACATAAAGGCAGTTCTCATAAAATGGCTGATGGTACTTTACATACAAATAAATCACACACTAAAAAAAGT